GTAGGTTGAAATTTATTAATAATGAGCTTCCTTGTTTTAATAAAGGATTAGCTCCAAAATCTATAGAATATAATGTGTGATCTATACTTACAGTTGATCCGCTTATATTATATGATGCAATAGTTGATGTTGTTAATAAGTTCTTATAATCTATATTGTCAGATATTAAATCTAAACTATAATTAATTGCAATAGCTTTATCATTATCATTACGAATATTATAACCATCAACATAGTTACCATACATGATTCTATTACCCATTGTTGTCTGAGCTTTAGCTACGTGTGGTACATTATCATATAGTCTTAACAACTCACTCTCTGGAAGAGTTGTGTATATTTTTTTATTGTCAAAAACAATACTAACATCATCATCATTTCCCCATACCTGTTCTGACTTAACATATTTCTCTACAATGTTAACTATATTGCTATTAGAAAATTTAAAGCATAGGTCAACACCTACAACATCATTTCCACCAGTATTAAATGTAACCTTAGCCGCATTAAATATGTTCTGCATACCAGCATTATCGTATGTGGAGAAATCTAACTTAAACTGCCCAGGCTCAAATGCCACATCAGTAAACTGAGATAACGCGCTGTACTCATTATCCTTGTACTTATATCTATAAGAGAAGGATATGAATATATTCTCTATAAAGTTCTCTCCACCAGCAATGCTAATCATTTCAACCTTAGGAGCCTCTAATGGAGGAGCGACAATAACATTAATATCTTTATCTGTTATAGAGTCAACACCCATAACTGGAGGAAGGTATGTCCTTGTGATATTTATCTTTCTTGGAGGGTTTAAGTTATCCGTCCAAAACAGAAACTTATCAATAAGATTAATACCAGTTATAATGTACTGGCTATTAAAGTTTAGAACAGTCTCTGATATTACATGATACAGCAACATATTTGTCTCTGTGTTATAAGAAACAATCATATCAACAATCCCTGGATCTGTTACGAACCAGAATATAGTTTCCTTATCTCCAGCCTCATGCGCACCAATACATAAAGCTTTATCAGAAAGTGGTATACCATTATATTGTAAAGGAGCTAGGAGTATGTTTCCTTTAGTGTTCTCAATTACTCCAACACTATTATCTTCAGTAGATCCAAGTCTTATGTTCATCGCATCGATGTACTCTCCCTCAGGGAGTAATCTTTGGTCGTAAGACTTATTCATTCTCCCCTTAACAAAACTTACTCTTGAATCCATAAATTACTTAATCATTTTATCTTTACCTCTCAAGTTCATCAATAATCTTCCTGGATGTAAATTACTAAGTCTAATTTTTGCGTTTCTTAATAACGCAGTCTTTTCTTTTTTAGCTCTAGCCACAACATATTCTTGAACACCGAACTTGTTGTTTAGTATAGCCCATTTTATATAGGAGTAAATAAAATCCTCTGCAAGCTTATTAATCTTAACCTCTGAGTCATCTCCGTTCTCCATACCATCAGATATGTACTCTAAAATACATAACTCTCCACCCATGTTTGAACTGAAGTTTATAACTCCGTTAGCCTTGTCTATTTTATATGTAGGGTTTACATTTGCTGTCTCTGTGTTAAGACCATAACGCTTACCTATAGGGTACTGGAAATACCATACATTATCTAGATTATAACCTTCCTTTCCAGCATATAATCCAGATCCTAGATAGATACTTGTACCCTCCTTGAATATTCTATCATAGTCAAGCAAAGACATTCCCTCTAAAACATTTCCATCTTGGTCAAACAATACATTACAATCATTATCTTGTAGATATGATGTGCTGCTCATTGCTTGAATATTTTCAGATAATGGTCTAAGAACACCATCCTTGTATAGAGACATCCTTGCATAGTTAACATAGTCTGAAGGAAGTATAAACTTAAGATCATCACAAACGCTTATCTCAAGAATCTTAATCTCCTTCAGTGCATCATAGTTGATCTCTTGTATGCCACGCTTTGCATGAAATAAGACATTATACTTCTCTACATTATTTATTAGTTTGTCATTACCAACATACATAAGTATGAAGTTGTTTACAATATCATTCAATGATACGTACTGGTATGATCCCCAGTTCTCATTATTTGGAACAGTATCGCTATTGTTGTAGTATTGGTAACCAGTTAAGTATGCCATATTATCCTTCTAATTGTTGTTCTTTACCTTCTAATGCTGCACCAAGGTTTACAACCTCTGGCTCTCTGATTGACATTCCTGCATATTCTAATATCTTATTAACCAATGAAGGCTCATCTTGTAATGGTAACTCAAAGTCTTGGTAGTCACCATTAGACTGATCAAAAACAGGCTCTCCAGCAACAATATTAACATAGGTCCATTTAGGATCCTTAGGCAGCCTTAGATACTGAGATGAAACACCAGTTGTAATTGTGGTAGGATAAACTGTAATAGTCTGTCCATTAAGTACATATGCTGGATTATATATGTTAGGAGCCGTTAGGTTTGAACTTAAAAGATATAGAATCTTTTCTCCAGAAACCTTTCCAACCTCCTTATTATTATATCTTATCGTGTTTAAATAGTAATAATCAGCTGGCATTGTAAAGTCAGAGTTTGTAGTATGTGCCAAGTTAGCAATCTTAGAGAACTTATCAATTATAAGATCTAACTTCTTAACTATATCTGCATAACCGCTATTAGATGTTCTTGAGTTTTGTTTAGTAACCCATAGATTATACTTAAAAATATAATCCTCAAACAAATCAAGTTGAGCTTGCTTTGCATATAAATTAAAATCTTCGGGTGTAATATACCCAAAGTTATTTTTGTTAGCAACAGCCATTACGGTGCTTCTTACTGAATTTATCATCTATAAAACTTTTTACAAAGATAGCAAAAAAAAAGCACTCCGATTAAAGAGTGCTTTGTGGTTTACATCTTGTTCTCAAGTAACCTTAAGACTTCAAGACCTTCATCGCTCTGCATAAACGATGATACTATGTAGATATAATCCTCACCATAAGGAACCGTCAATAGTTTCTTTTTGTTCTGTGGAAGATTAAAATAAACGTCCTTGTTTTTGTTTCTTAATGATAACAAACCTGATTCAAAGAATTTAACACATTTGTTCTGTAGCTCAAGCATTGGATCGTTAAGCATCTCTAAGAAGCTCTTAGGGCTATTCTTAGCATAAACCATAACATCTCGTTTTAACTCAACGGTAGCCATCTTATCAATATTAGCTCCAAGTAATACTCTAGCAACTGCCTCAAGCATTTCTATTGGCAACTCTCTAGCTGCAATCTGAGCGTCTAATGAATAGTTTAATGTATCCATATCATTGAATGCATCCTTCTCAGTATTAACCTCCTCAAATGTAGATCCATACTCTGGATGGATTTCTAAGAATCTCTGTAATACTGGGTTTGTTCTTGGTACATGTAGTGCACCATCTATAAATGTAATTGGTTCTAAAATAGCATTACCATCCTGCTCATCCTCAAAAGGAGTCTGTTGGTTTCTTGCATATCTTAAAGCTCTGTTTTGTTTTTTATCCTCGTCAAAAAAGTATAGAGGAGATCTGTTTGAATTGCGTGAAGCAATCATGTAGCTAAGTGGAGCTACTCCGTTTTTTAAAATGTAGGTCTTGTCCACTAATGGAGATTCTGTTTTTTTCATTTGATATAATTTTAATTTATTAAAAAATAACAGAGGGACATTGGTGTCCCCCTGTCATATTATTATTAATTCTTATCCTTTGAATAAGAAGAAGTTGTTAGCACCTAATGTACATAACGCTCTTTCAGATAAGAAGTGAACTTCCATTGCATCTAAAGAAGATGTTACAGCACCACCAGCAGATCCAGTGATCCATGTTTTGTAACGTCTATCTTCAGTCTCAGAAGCACGGTATCTTACGTGTAAGAATGGTCGTTTAGCATTTTTACCTAATACTTGGTCATAAACTGTAGTAGATCCAGCTGGAACTAATACTCCGTTAATGTTACCTCCAACAAGTCCACCTCTTAAGGCAGCATCGTTTAAGTATTTCCAGTCAGTTTTGTAGAAGTCATAACCTCTACGGAAACCTGTAAATCCTAAGTTCAAAGCCATTTGCTCATCGTTATCAAATAAACCATAAGATGTACCACTTGCTCCGTAAGAGTTTTGGTGAGCCAACATGTCATTGATGTCGTTAGAGAACTGACGGTTCAAGAAGATAGCATTTTCTTCGATAGCTCCTTGTTTGTCTAAACGCTGGATGATAGTATCAAAGTCACCTAAAGTGCTTGGGTTACCACCTGACCATACGTTACCTCTTTTATTTACTACATAGAATAAACCTTCAGTACCTTTAGCAGTAGCAATAGCTCCAGATCCAGCCTCAGCAGGAACCCCTTCAACCATAGCCATCTCTAAGTAATCTTCGAATCTCAAACGAGTTTCGTGCTCAGACTTGATGTACCATAAGTAACCAGTCGCTCCGTTTTCAGTAGTAACCTCAACCCATCCGATTTGAGCCATATCTGATCCAGATACCGCGTATTTATCTTTGATGATGATTGGAGAGTTTTCGAAGATCTCATCAGAAGCCTCTAATGACTCAACCATACCTTCAGTTCCTTTTTTAAATTCAGAACCATAAACGAATGCTGTTACAGTAGCAGAGCTACCAAACATTTGACCACCAGCTTCGTAGTAAGCTACGTGGAAAGTATTAGTAGCATAATTAACTTCAGTAATGATACCTTTGTTAGAGTTAGCAGCAGTATTGTTAGATGACAAGAAAACTGTCTGACCTACTCTGAAAGCAATTCCAGTAGAAGATGTAAGAGCAGGATTCAATGTGTCAGATACTGTGATGATAGCAGTGTCAGCTCCAGGAGCAGAATCAGAAGCACAGTTAACATATTTAGTGTGTAAACGTCCTTGTTCTGCCCATTTGATAAGGTCAGAGTTTGACGGCATTTCAGCTCCAACGATTCTTAAGAAAGAAGCGATAGAACGATTTCCGTAACGCTCAAATTCTTTCTCATAAGTATCAGGAAGATACTGATTCAAGAAGTTGAAGTTAGTGATGTAATTAGATGCTAAGGTTTTTCTCTCAGCACTTGGTTGTAATTCGAACCCTGGGGTTGATAAAACTGATCCAGCCATTTTGTGTGTGTTTTAAAATTATTTTCTACTTTTGATCCTTAGTCCTCGACCAGCATCATCGTTTAAAGACTTGACTTGGAAACCAGTGTTAGCGATAGGGGCAGGAGCATTCCTTACATCCATATCAATATTCTTAATGTTTCGTGCACTATCTAATAATGCATCAGACTTTCCTTGTTCATAGAAATGTCTAGCTAACTTGTCTGGGTTCATTGCCGCAGTCAAAGCACGATGGTAACCAACAGCATCCTTAATCAAACCATTCTCATCTAAAAACTTAGATATGAAGTTGTT